GCTTATGATACTTATGAGCACCAAGCCACTGAGCAGTTTGGCTTAGGCAAATCTTTATCAGCAGTACAGGTACTTGACTTGGTTGAGTACACAGGTGGCGGCAATGCCCTTGATGAGTTTGATGCTGTGGTTAAAGAGGACACTCCATTCTAATTCACATAAGACTCTTATGCAAATGGCTACTCTGTAATGGGGTAGCCTTTTTTAACTTAACTGGGATAGATTATGGAACAGCAACAAGGTACCTTTGTTCAACACGAACCATGTCCATCATGTGGCAGTAAGGATAACCTAGCAAGGTATTCAACTGGTCAAGGATATTGTTTTGGTTGTGGACATTGGGAAGCACCGACGTGGTGCAACAAGAGCTGAACCAATTATAGAGGATAAGAGAATGGAATTATTTACAGGTAACAGTGGTGCCATTGTAGACAGAGGTATCAATGCAGATGTCGTACAGAAGTATGGCGTTACCTTACAGTACGGACAGGATGGTAATATTAAAAAGCATTGCTATCCTTACTATGACACCGACAATGGTGAGCATATAGGTAACAAGGTAAGGACTGTTGATACCAAAGACTTTCTCTATGATGGTAACAGTAAAGATGTAGGACTATTTGGAGAGAACATATTCAAGGGTGGTGGTAAGTACATCACAGTCTGCGAGGGCGAGCTTGATGCAATGAGTGTTCACCAAATGTTCGGTAACAAATACGCATCAGTCAGTTTACGCACTGGCTCTAAAGGTGCGAAGAATGATATCAAGCGTAGCCTTGAGTACCTAGAGTCGTTTGACTGGGTAGTTTTATGTTTTGATAATGACAAGGCAGGTAACGAAGCAGTCAAGAGTGTAGTAGATTTGTTCTCACCTAACAAAGTTAAGGTGTGTAAACTACACAGGAAGGATGCTAATGATATGCTGATGGCAGGTCAGATAGCTAACTTCACTAGACAGTGGTGGGATGCCAAGCCTTACAGACCTGATGGTATTGTAGCTAGTGAGGACACATGGAACATACTTACAGAGGAGATTCGTGTCGAGTCTGTACCTTACCCTTGGACTGGCGTTAATGACTTAACCTATGGCTTTCGTAAAGGTGAGCTAGTCACTATCACAAGTGGCTCAGGTATGGGTAAATCTCAGATGGTCAGAGAGTTGGAACACTACCTACTCAAGACTACGACAGAGAACATAGGCATACTAGCACTGGAGGAAAGCGTTAAGAACACAGCGTTAGGCATCATGTCTATCGAAGCTAACAAACCATTGCACCTTAACATGGATGACATAGATGACAATGAGCTCAAGTCTTACTGGACTAAGACCATGGGTGAAGGTCGTGTGTTTATGTATGACCACTTCGGTAGTACCAGTGAGGATAACTTACTCTCTAAGGTACGCTACCTAGCCAAAGGTTTGGACTGTAAGTGGATTGTACTTGACCACCTGTCTATCGTAGTCAGTGACCAAGAGGTTATGGACGAGCGTAAAGCTATTGATAGTATCATGACTAAACTAAGACAGCTCGTACAGGAAACAGGCGTAGGTTTATTCCTTGTTTCTCACTTGCGTAGACCTATGGGTAAGGGTCATGAAGAAGGTGGACAGATAAGCCTGTCAGAGCTTCGTGGTTCAGCAAGTATTGCACAGCTCTCCGACATGGTGATTGGCTTGGAAAGGAATCAACAAGCTGATGACCCTGTAGTTCGTAACACTACGATACTTAGAGTCTTAAAGAATAGATTCAGTGGACTCACTGGTCCTGCATGTTCTCTNCATTACGATAAAGAAACTGGTAGAATGAAGGAAACAGATTCAGTGGGAGAATTTTAATCATGAAACAAATTATACTAGACATAGAAGCGAATGGTNTTAGACCTGACACTATATGGTGTATAGTTGCTAAGGAGGTAGAGTATGGAACTGTTAATGTCTTTGTTGGCGAAGATATTTTTAGCTTTCCTGATTGGGTACGTGATAATGGTATTACTCACATTTGTGGGCATAATATTATTGGATATGATTTACCCGTCTTGGAAAAAATTACGGGACTCAAATGGGAAGAAGCTGTTCAAGATACGCTAGTCATGTCCAGACTTGCCAACCCTAACAGGGAAGCAGGTCATTCATTAGAGTCATGGGGTAACAGGCTTGGCTTTAGCAAGGGTGAGCACTCTGAATGGGGTGAGTTCTCTTGGGATATGGTTGACTATTGTAAGCGTGATGTTGACTTAACTGAAAAGGTATACGAAACATTGACCAAAGAACTGTCAGGTTTTAGAGAGGAGAGCATCAAGCTTGAGCATGATGTAGCTCGTATCATAACCAAGCAGATAGAGAATGGTTGGTATATTAATGAGCGTGAAGCTAACCTATTACTTGGTGAGCTGAGAGAGAAGCTACATAATGTAGAGGTTGAGGTACGTAATACATTCAAACCTTTACCTGTGTGGATAGACTTACAGCATCCCGGTGATAAGTGGTACAACAAGGATGGTAGTATATCCAAACGTGCACAGGCACAGCTAGATAAGGGTGCTCATTGGTTCGACAAAGGTAATCCTATTGTTGATATAGATAGTGACTGGGGATATGATACGTGGGGTTACTACATATATCCTGAGTTTAACCTTGGCTCTCGTCAACAGATAGCTAGGTACCTTCAACACTTTGGTTGGAAACCTACTGAGTTCACAGAGAAAGGTAACTCGATTGTTAATGAGCGTGTACTCAATGAGGTAGAGTTGCCACAAGCTAAACAGATAGCTGAGTATCTTATGTTACAGAAACGTGTAGCACAGGTGCAGAGTTGGGTAGATGCAATCGAGATTGATGGTAGAGTACGTGGCTATGTCAATCCTATCGGTGCTGTTACTGGTCGCATGACACATGCAAGACCTAACTTAGCACAGGTACCTGCATCCTATTCACCTTATGGTACTGAGTGTCGTAAGCTATGGACCGTAGAACATGGTAACTTCCTAGTAGGTATGGATGCCAGTGGTCTTGAGTTACGTATGCTCGCCCACTATATGAATGACCCTTCTTATACTCGTGAGATATTAGATGGTGACATTCACACTGCTAACCAAAAGTCTGCCGGTCTACCTACTCGTGACCAAGCCAAGACTTTCATCTATGCTTTCCTTTATGGTGCAGGTGATGAGAAGATTGGTAGCATTGTAGGTGGTACATCTGCTGATGGTAAGGAAGTGAAGCGTAAGTTCCTTGATAACACACCTGCTCTCAAGTCTTTACGTGAGCGTGTAGCTACAGCATCTAAGCGTGGCTACCTCATAGGCTTAGATGGTAGGCGTATCATGGTCAGGTCTGAGCACTCTGCTCTNAACACTTTACTTCAAGGTGCCGGTGCTATTGTAATGAAGAAAGCTTTAGTTCTTCTCGACAAGAATGCTAAATGGCGAGAGCTTAAATATAAGTTTGTTGGTAACATACATGACGAGATACAGACAGAAGTTTTTGATATGGATTCCAAAGCTTTTGGTGAGCTCGCTGTTCTTGCTATAGAAGAAGCAGGCAAAGCCTTTAACCTTAACTGTCCACTGGATGGTGAATACAAGATAGGAGAAACGTGGAATGAAACGCACTAACTTTACATGTGACAACGTAAACCCTACGCACTACAAGCAGGGAAAGATAGAGGTCATTGATTTTATACTTGACCAAAAGCTAGACTATCTTACTGCTAGTGCTATGAAGTACCTATGTCGTTGGCAACACAAACACGACAAGGGAAGTAATGGTCAGATAGATGACCTAAGAAAAGCTCGTTGGTTTATAGAGAAACTAATCGAGCAACAACTAGAGGAGGTAAGAGAATGGACAGATTAGATAGTCTTGTTCAAGATATATACCAAATGGCTGAAACTAAAAGCCATCCTGCTAGAGTACCTGCCGAACAAATCTTTAATGACTTCGGTAAGAACATGGAGTCTATACTTAGGGATTGGATATACCCTAAAGACTACACTGGTGGTACGCTACGGATGTCTAACATAGGACAGCCTGATAGAAAGCTATGGTACCGACATAGAAAAGATAAGTACAAAGGTGAGAAGTTAAAAGCTCATACTCTAATCAAGTTTCTTTATGGTCACTTGATTGAGGAGATGATACTCGCTCTTGTTAAACTGTCCGGTCATGATGTAACAGACGAACAGAAGAGAGTAGAAGTGGAAGGCATCAAAGGTTCAATGGACTGTAAAATTGATGGCGTACTTACTGATGTAAAGTCTGTATCAACATATGGCTTTAAGAAGTTTAAAGAAAACCAACTAGAGTATGATGACCCATTCGGTTACATAGACCAGTTAAGTGGCTACGGTCAGGCAGAAGGTGCAGACCAAGCAGCATTTCTAGCTATGGATAAACAGAATGGACACCTAACAACAACTAAGATAGACCTGATAAACAAGGATGTTGTTAGTAGAATCAAGCATGTCAAAGAGATGATAGAAGATGATAACATCCCTGAGCCTTGCTATGATTTAGTGCCTGATGGTAAGTCAGGTAATATGAAACTGCCTATAGGATGTTCCTATTGTGAGTACAAGAAGCATTGCTATCCTAACATGAGAGTCTTTGCTTACTCAACTGGACCTAGATTCTTGGCAGTAGTTAATGTAGAACCTAAAGTAATGGAGATTAGAAATTATGAGTAAAGAATATAAACTAATAGTAGCAGACGTGCGTGGCTTTGAAGCTCAAGTTAACAGAGCCTTGGAAACTGGGTGGGAACTACAGGGCATTCCTTTTTATGATGGCTCTAGGTTTATACAAGCTATGATTAAAGACAAGAAGCCTACTAAAAAGGAGAAATAATGGAGTGGAGATACAGGGGAATGATGGACAAAGATGGTGTGTGTACTGTAAGAGAGGTGTTCTATGAGCCTGACGGTACTATCAGTAGCTTTGCTGTCGACCCTGCCTATCCCACAGGTGACAGTCCGGAGGAGCTGATAACACACATGGCTCTGATGTTGGAAAGTCTACAGCAACCGTTCTTACTTGAAGGAGATTTCATACCTGAGAGTGGGGATGATGAAGTACAATTTACTTTTATTAGAGAAGATGAAAACAAATACCATTAAATATAGGAACAAGTTCGAGTCTGATGTAGGTAAGAAACTAACTGGATGGAACTATGAACCTTACCACATACCTTACATAACCAAGCGTAAGTATGTGCCTGACTTTACTAAGGGTAACATCTTAGTTGAATGCAAAGGATTCTTTAGGACTGGTGATACGCAGAAGTACAAGGCTATAAGAGATTCATTGCATTCACAAGAGCTAGTGTTTGTCTTTACCAATGCTAACAAGAAAGTTAGGAAAGGTTCTAAGATTACTATGGCTGAGTGGTGCGAGAAAGAAGGGTTCAAGTGGTTCACGACAGATACATTGAAGGAGCTAAAGCGTTATGGCACTACTACTAAATGAACTGAAAGAAAAAATAACTAAGGAGTTTGACGTCTGTCTGCTCTGTGAGTTCCTTGACGTAGAACCTGAGGAACTTGTAGAAAGATTTGAGGACAAACTGATTGATAACATACATAAATTTAAAGGAATAGAGGATGAATAAATTACCAAGTGATTACCAAAACTTTATTGCTCTTAGCAGGTATGCAAGATGGCTACCTGAAAAGAAACGTAGAGAAACATGGAAGGAAACAGTAGCACGCTACTTTGATTTCATGGAGGTACACCTGAAAGAGAACACTAACCAAGAGTTAGTACCCAAGACTCGTAAGATTCTTGAAGATGCTGTGCTTAACCTAGAGGTTATGCCTAGTATGAGAGCACTAATGACAGCAGGACCTGCCTTAGCTAAGAACCATATCGCAGGTTATAACTGTGCATACCTTAGTGTGGACCATCCTAAAGCATTTGATGAATGCCTATTCATTCTCATGCACGGAACTGGTGTTGGCTTTAGTGTAGAACGACAGCACATAAACAAACTACCTGAGGTTCCTGAGGAGCTAGTAGATGTAGAAGATATTATTGTTGTACAAGATAGTAAGGAAGGATGGCAGTCTGCTTTCCGTAAACTGATTACTTACTTGTATGATGGTGAGATGCCTAAGTGGGACTTCTCAAAGATTAGACCTAAGGGTTCTAGGTTAGCTACCTTTGGTGGTAGAGCATCAGGACCTGAGCCATTACTGGACTTGTTTCACTTCTCTACTAACCTGTTTAAAGATGCAGTAGGTAGAAAGCTAACAAGCTATGAGTGTCACCGTATGATGTGTAAGATTGCAGAGGTTGTAGTTGTAGGTGGTGTACGTAGGTCTGCACTAATCTCTTTATCTAACCTAACTGATGAGCGTATGCGTAATGCTAAGTCAGGTCAGTGGTGGTCTGATACACCAGAGATGGCACTAAGTAACAACAGTGTGTGCTACACAGAGAAGCCTGAT